ATTACCATATAATGGAGGGACATATACACAAGCACCTTTTGAAGATTGTACAAAAGAAGACTTTGAAAAATTGGTTAAAACATTAACAGATGTTGATCTTACAAAAGTTATTGAGTTACAAGATAATACCGATTTAAGAGGTGAAGCTGCGTGTGCGGGAGGTGCTTGTGAAATAGTATAGGTTATGAAAGTACAATGGGGAAATAATATAACGCTAACATACCAAGTTTTGTTAGCGTTCTATAACCAAAGAAAAACAAACTAAAATGAATGTAAATGCATCAAAAGATTGGGTACAAGAGTTATTTGTGAGGGAGTTTATGTCACCAAAACTCCTTCCAACTGACTTTTATTATGATAGGGATGGTCGTATGGTTATGACTGAATCATATCATAAAAGACGAGGAAGATGTTGTGGAAATGGATGTTTACATTGTCCGTATGAACCAAAACATGAAAGAGGAACAACTAAATTAGAAAATCACTGAGAAATCAGTGATTTTTTTTATTTATATAAAATATCATAAGAATATATTTATGTTATATGGCAAATGGTGTGACTTTTGGAATTATTTACCCTTTTAGGGAAACTACTAAGGGTACGTATTTTAAGTTATCTGAATTTCCTTCTGATGAAATAAGAAGTAATTTACTTCATTTAATTTTAACAAGAAGGGGTAGTAGGTATTATTTACCTGACTTTGGAACAAGAATATATGAATATATATTTGAACCATTGGATGGATTGACTTTTGAGTCAATAAAATCCGAAATTGAAGAACAAGTAAATAAGTTTATTCCAAATGTTACTATAAATAACATAACGGTAGAGCCATATATTGATAGTGAAGAAGCGGAAGGTAAAATTAATACTGATCTTTTAGGTACTGCAGATATCTATAAAATCCCTGGTTTAGCCACTCAAGAATATACTGCTAAACTAAAAATTGATTATACTGATAATACAAATGGTTTTGGATCAAGTCAATTTATAATAATTAACATTTAAAAAAATGGCAAATAAAAAAATATCATATACTGAAAGGGAATTTGCAGGACTAAGACAAGACCTAATAAATTATACGCAACAGTATTATCCCGATTTAATCAACAACTTCAACGACGCTTCAATATTTTCAGTTTTGATGGATTTAAATGCAGCAATTGGAGACAATTTAAATTACCATATTGATCGAAGTATACAAGAAACTGTTTTACAATACGCTCAACAAAGAATTTCAGTATTTAACATTGCAAGAACATATGGATTAAAAATACCGGGTTATCGACCCTCAGTTACTGTATTGAATTTATCGATTACGGTAAATGCGGTTAATGGAGATAAAGAAGATACTCAATATTTGGGAGTGTTAAGGGCAGGATCACAATTTTTAGGTGCTGGTACGGTTTTTGAAAATTTATATGATGTTGATTTTTCATCAGAATATAGTGCCTTAGGGTTTCAAAATAGAATTAAAATACCCATTAAAAATTCCCAAAACACAACTGTTGCATATAGAATAACAAAACAAGAAGTAGTAGTTAATGGTACGACTAAAGTATTTAAAAAACCTATTAATAGTATCGATGTTGTCCCTTTCTATAATTTATTCCTTCCTGAAAGAAATATATTAAATGTTTCTGCTATTATACAAAAAGAGGGGACCAACTACCAAACAGTACCCGGATACTCGGATTTCATTAATTCAACAAGTAAATGGTACGAAGTTGATGCATTGGCGCAGGATACTGTATTTTTAGAAGACCCAACAAAACCCGTCGACAATACAGGAATTAAGGTTGGTAAATATTTTAGAACCGATAATAGATTTATAACAGAATACACACCAGAAGGGTTTATGAGAGTTCAATTTGGAGGAGGTACAACAACCCCTAATGAACAATTAAAAGAATTTACAAGAATAGGAATACCCCTTAACATTCAAAACTTTCAAAATAATATAGGTTTAGGTTTAACTGTACAACCAAATACAACATTATTTATTCAGTATAGGGTTGGTGGAGGATTGGCGTCTAACGTCGGTGTCGGAGCAATCAATCAAGTTGGTACTATAGATTTTGTAGTAAACGGACAATCAAATACTGAAAACCAAAAAGTAATACAATCTTTAACCGTAAATAATGTAACTGCAGCGATTGGAGGGGCTAATCCACCTACAATAGAAGAAATAAGAAATATGGTTACATTTAACTTTGCTGCACAAAAAAGGGCAGTAACTATAAATGATTATAAATCAATAATAGATACAATGCCTGGTAAATTTGGCGCACCATCTAAAGCTGCTGTTTCAGAAAAAGACAATAAAATATTAGTAAAAGTTTTGTCATTAGATAGTGGAAAAAAATTAACACAAACGGTTTCATCTAATTTGATTAAAAATATTGCAACATATTTGTCAAATTATAGAATGATAAATGACTACGTTTCAGTTGAGGTTGCAAAAGTTATTGATTTAGAATTTGAAATATTTGTAGTTTTAGAAGGGGGGGTTAATCAAGGACAAGTTATAACACAAGTCATTAATTCAGTGTCGGACTATATGCAGCCAAGTAATAGGGAAATGGGTCAAAACTTAAATGTTTCAGATATTAGAAGATTAATACAAAATGTGGCAGGTGTGTCTACATTGGCTAATTTAAACATATATAATAAAGTTGGGGGTCAATACTCATCATCTGAAACATCACAGAGATATATTGATCCTGAGGCCAAACAAATTGAAATTATAGACGATACTATTTTTGCTGAACCCGATCAAATTTATCAAATAAGATTTGATAACGTTGATATTAAAGTTAGAGTAAAAAATTTAAACTCAGTCAATTTTTCATAGCATTATTTATTTTGGGGGTTTATTCTTTATCTTATTAAAAATAAGATCATAACTATTTATTTTAAAAGAATTCATGTCCAAAAGTTATAGGCTTCGCACAAAACCAGGTGTCGATCAAAACATAAGAATTAACATAAATCAAGATTTTGACTTTCTTGAAATTTTATCATTAAAATTAAAACAAGAGGACGTATATACAAGATTTTGTGCTGACTACGGAGTTGTTGTTGGTAGGGTTATTGCTAACGGAGGGTTTGGAATACCAAACGCAAATGTCTCAATTTTTGTACCATTAAGTAATATTGATGAAAACGATCCTGTTATATCGACACTTTACCCATATAAGTTTTTAGAGCAAAAAAACGAAGACGGTTATAGATATAATCTGTTACCATACGTTCAAGAATATAATGGACATACACCTACCGGAACATTCCCATCAAGAGAAGATGTTTTAACAAGAAAAGAAGTATTAGAGATTTACGAAAAATATTATAAATACACCGTAAAAACTAACGAAAGCGGTGATTTTATGATTGTAGGGGTACCATTGGGAAGTCAAAAAATAGTTTTGGATTTAGACCTTTCAAATATGGGATGTTTTTCTCTACGTCCTGCAGATCTAATTAGAATGGGTAGGGGAACACCCGAACAATTTAACGGACAAAGATTTAAGTCATCTGAAGATTTAGCATCACTACCACAAATATTAAATGCGGCAAAAGATATTGACGTTGCACCTTTTTGGGGACAAGATGAAATTTGTAATATTGGAATAACTAGAACTGATTTTGATCTTAGAGATTATAATATAGATATCAAACCACAGGCAACATTTATGGGGTCTATTTTTTCTTCATCAGAAGAAGATTATTTAAGAACAAATTGTAAACCAAAAAATGATGTAGGAAATCTTTGTGATCTAGTAACGGGGCCAGGTCGTATTTTAGCAATAAGACAAACAAAAGATTACGATGTTGATGGAAGACCCGTCTTAGAACAATATAATTTAGAAGAAGGGGGTAATGTAATCGATGAAAATGGTGCTTGGCTTGTAGAAGTACCGATGAACTTAGATTATGTCACAACAAATGAATTTGGAGAACAAGTGTTATCTGCAGACCCAAAAGTCGGAGTACCAACAAAAGGTAAGTACAGATTCAGAATTAAATATCAAAACGAGTCAGGGTTGGCATCACCAATTCAAAGAGCCGATTATTTGGTACCTAATGTAAAAGAATGGGGATGGACTGGATCTTCAGAAAACACAACTTCAGCACCACCACTTGATACCGTTACACAATTAAAAAACTATGCGTTTAGTTTAGATTGGGCAGATTATGGTAATACCGGAACTACTCTTGGCCTTGCAATGATACAAGAAGCAATTGAGTGTAAAGATAGATTTTATGAATTTAATTATAATAAAGTTTATACCGTTGCGTCTTTTATTGATAGATGGAAGTGGGGTTATGGTAGAGCAAGACACTTGGGGATAAAAGAAATCACAGATAGATCTTGTTTAACATCAACAAATAGATTTCCTGTTAATGATGGTGTAAGAAATTTTGATTTTATTTTTTTCCTATTTAACTTGTTTATATCTATTTCTGCATTGATTATATATCCTCTTTTGGTTTTGATGCATGTTTTGGCGTCTTTATATCCGATTTTAAGAGTTATTGTTAATATAATAATATGGATTATAAACGTTATTGTTTATGCGATATGTGTTGTTGTCGCAGCTCTTAGCTCAAAACTTAAAAAGGAAGATTGTAAAAAATCAACAATAAAGCCATTGTCTGAGGATAACCCTTTTAAAAGGTTATCATTTCCAATGATATCATATCCTGATTGTGAGGCGTGTGCTTGTGAGGCATCAGATTTAACAACCGATGGTGGTGATTTTGCACAGCAAGCATCTACAACTGTTTCATCTGTTAATGTTTCACTTTTGTCTGATATTAATTCGGTGGCATCTTTTAATAGAGATTTTTATGCCGTTGAAGGAGGAATAGGTAATAGTGTTAATTATAATACAGGGGCCAACCAACTTTTTTCTGGATACCAAAGACAAGGGACTTCTGCGAGTAGAGATAAATTAGTTAAATTACCTTTAGTTGAGGTGCCGGAGCAGGGAGGTGGTGATTTATATTTAGGTGCTGATGTGACATTATCGCAATCATTAAATTTAATGAATTTAAGATCTCGTTATTTTAGTGGTACCGGACCAAACAGAATAAAAACGATAGTTTATAATAATAACCCAGTAACTAATGTTCCTGAACCATCACAACCATTTGAGGATAGTATTTTAATTATTCTTTGTGATCCGGGAACTTTAAGTAATTTAACGCCAGGACAAATACTTAGTTTCAACAATCCGGCAAGTATAAATGACCCAAATATTACAGGTTTAACTGTTGCAAATCAGTTTAATACTAATTCAATTACAGGTACCACGCCATATAATGCAACCCAATTAGTTACTAAAACAATAAGTAGTATAGGTCCTAATTCGATTATCACGACTTCAACACTAAAACTTAAAATAAGTGAAAACGGAAAACAATACAAGTTTAAATCAGGTATAGAATATTTCCAAGTATTAACAGGAGACACATATGTAAATTACCAAAACTTAGTAAGTCAAGCCGTTACGGGTTCGGGTGGTGCGGCAAGATGGAACTCAATTTTAAATGAATATTTGTTTAAAAAAATACAATCCGTTAGATATTCAACGGTGGGATATCCGTCTGCAGGTGCAGGGTTTAGAATAAATGATTACTCAACGGAATATTTAGAGGGTAGGGATGACTATGAAATAATATTTTTAACGAGAGGTGTTGATCCATATACCGAAAAACAAAAAATAAAATACGATTTATCAAAAATATTTGGGTATAATTATGGATCAGGTCCAATAATTGAGGGTGATTATTATTTAAATATACCAATACAACCTAACACAGGATCCGGTAACTGGTATAATAATTTGTTAACTCCTGAATCTCACGATGTTAGTAATAACACCAATACAAAGTTATATCACGAACCATTTGGTTTTAATGTGGACACCTCAGCATTTACGGCATTTACAAATAATTCACCACATTATTACAACTCAACGGATAAATCAAGATCAAATCACGTTGCGTATAATGGAGATATAATAACGTTGGGACAAATAACATCCCCAGCAAATCCGTCGAATGGAGGAATATCAACAAGTAATAATAAACTATGGTTTCAAGTTTATTATGTTCCACCAACAGGAGGGGCCGGATATGATATAAATAAACAACAAGGTTTAATAGAAGGAGGTTCTTTACAGGCTAGTACGTTTGTTCCTGATTTAAATATTGATCAAGCAATAAATTCAGTAGAATTACCACCAAACAACATTTTAAGAACTTATTCGCCAGCATATCATTTAGAAACGCTCAATAATCCAAATATAACAATAACTGCAAATAATAGATTGGTGTTTAGATCTGATCGTTTACCTACTTCTGATATTACTGAGGTTTATGGAAACACATCTTTTTCATTACATTTAAATGATAACTTTGGATTTTATTTAATAGATGATACTGGTGGATTTACAACTCCTGCAATGTCAAATAATGCTACTGACAACACAGGTTCTGCCGCAAACTTTGCAGAAGATGGGGGAGCATTTACCGATGTTGTGGATTCTCTTTCTTGTGAAAATATGGTACCACTTGGTTGTTACGAAGGGTCTGGAACCAATTTTGGAATTAATGAAGATTGTGATGAAAACAAAATGGGTAAAGATGATACGC